CCTTCGACGCTGGCACCATCAACATCCTTTACGAGTGAGAGACGATCATGGCTGGAACTATCGTAGCAGATCAACTAGAAGCCGCGTCGACAAGCACGTTGGTGATTAAGAACGGTGTGGCTAACACGCCGCCAACGATTCAGGACAGTGCAGGTACGCAAATTGGTACGTTCTGTCGTGCGTGGGTGAACTTTAACGGTACAGGCACTGTCGCTATTCGCGCGTCGTTTAATGTAAGTTCGATTACGGATAATGGTACAGGTGACTATACGGCCAACTTTACCAATGCGTTGCCAGATGCAAACTTTTCCGCGATTGGCGTTTGTACTTTAAATGACACTATTGTTGCTGGCAACACTCAACGTGGATTTTCACCTCGGTCGTATGCAACAACTTCTGTAAGGTTTGTGGTGACTGACGGTGGCTCTGGTGTTGACCCATTATTTTGCAATGTCGGCATTTTCCGCTAATAAGGACTAACAATGGACAAGCGCATAATTTATCCTAACGACGATGGCGGCATCTCCATCATTATTCCAGCGGAATCCGTTGAAGCGGCGATGAAAGACATTCCTGCGGGCAAGCCTTACCTGATCGTTGACGCTGCTGACGTACCTGCTGACCGTACATTCCGCAATGCTTGGACTGCTGATTTTACTGAGGTGACTGAATGATTGGTGTGTACACAATAGTACATACGCAATCACGTAAATTTTACGTCGGTAGTTCAATTGACGTTAAAAAAAGATTAATAACTCACAAGTCAAAATTAAGAAACAACAGGCATCATTGCAACTATTTACAAAATGCGGTGAATAAATACGGTATAGACAGTTTTCAGTTTATTGTTCAATGTGAAGCAAAAACAGAAAGTGAAGCTAGGGAAGTAGAACAAGCAGTGCTTGACGCATTTTTTTCGGATACTTACAACTCAAAAAACACTGCTCTCGGCGCTTCTGTTGGGGAATTAAACCCAATGAAAAGACCGGAAATAGCAAAAAAAGTAAGTGAAAAAAGAAAAGGTATGGTTTTTACTGCTGCTCATATTGCAAGAATGAGCGAGGTTAGGAAAGGCAAGCCAACTGGAAGGAAAGGCTATAAAGCGTCTGATGAAGCTAGACTTAAAATGCGCCTTGCTAGACTTGGTAAACCGTCACCAAAAAAAGGCGTTGTACTGTCAGTTGAACAAAGAGAGAGACTGTCAAAAGCTAGAACTGGCGTTAAGATAGGAAAATACTCAACTATTATTTGCAAGCATTGCGGTAAAGTTGGCGCTGGCGGTGCTATGTCTAGATGGCATGGAGATAACTGCAAATTGAAAGGTTTATGAAATGACTATTCAGATAGATTTTGACAAGGCCAAGGCCATTACCAAAGACCGGCTACGTGCTGAACGTGCGCCACTCCTAGCTGCTCAAGATGTGGCCTTTCAACGTGCGCTAGAGTCTAATGGCGATACGGCTGCGGTTGTGGCTGAGAAGCAGCGTCTGCGTGATATTACGGCTCAGGTGGACACTTGCACGACTTTGGATGAACTGAGGGGGCTGTCATGTCAGTAGTTATTAACGGTAGCGCAGGGGTTACGACGAACAGCGGTGCTGTGTATGACAGCTTGCAAAGAGGTACTGCTGTAGCAACGACTTCAGGTACGTCCATTGATTTTACGTCTATCCCGTCGTGGGTTCGCCGGATTACGGTGATGTTTAGTGGGGTAAGTACAAACGGCACAAGCAATTTGCTAGTGCGAATAGGCGCTGGATCTATTCAAACAACTGGGTATGACAGCACTGTCAGCGTTGGTACTGCTGCGGGTACTTTTCAATCATCTACCGCTGGTTTTATTTTAGTCTACCCCAATCAATCCGCGACCTGTGTTTTCAAAGGTATAGTTACTTTGGTAAATTTGAGTTCAAATATATGGGTTCAAAGTGGCGCTATTAGCGATTCGGTTTTTCAACTGTATAACAATGGTAGCTCGGGTTCTGTCACACTCTCCGGCACACTAGACCGCGTTCGCGTCACCACCGTAGGTGGCACAGACACCTTTGACGCAGGTACGATCAATATCCTTTACGAGTGACGCATGGATTCGCAAGTGCTATTTAACATCGCTGTTGCGATCGCCGGTTTCTTCGGCGGCTGGATACTAAATAACATCCACAAGTCGCTTGATCGTCTGGACACGGACGTGCGCGCCATGCCGCACATGTACGTGACCCGCGAAGACTACAAGGACGACATGCACGACATCAAGGATATGCTGGCCAAGATTTTCGACAAGCTCGACAACAAGCAGGACAAATAAGGAGGCGTTATGAGAAGCTATTTTCTTGCCCGTGCTAAAGAGCCATCCACTTGGCGTGGCGCTATTCTGTTCTTGACCGCGATCGGCGTGCCTATTGCGCCTCAGATGGCCGAAGCTGTCATCTCAACCGGTCTGGCTGTGGCCGGCTTGATCGGTGTCATCGCACCCGACAAGTAATGAAGGAAAACTTTCGCCAGGCGCTGCAGGCCGTCCTGTTGCACGAGGGTGGGTTTGTTAACCACCCCAAAGACCCAGGCGGCATGACGAACCTAGGCGTCACCAAAAAGGTATGGGAAGAATGGATAGGCCGTCCTGTTGGCGAAAAAGAAATGCGTGCGTTGACCCCGGATACAGTGGCACCGATGTACCGCAAAAAGTACTGGGATGCGGTCAAGGCCGACGAGCTGCCAACGGGGCTAGACTATCTGATGTTCGACTTTGCGATCAATGCAGGGCCAAGCAGAGCGATCAAGACCATGCAGAAAGCGATCGGAACGACGCCTGATGGTGCCATCGGCCCCAAGACCATGCAAGCGTTGAAAGACGCCGACCAGAAGGACTTGATTGCTAAGTTCAGCATGGAGAAGGAACTGTTCTACAAGGCGCTCCCGACGTTCGCAACCTTCGGCAAAGGTTGGATGCGCCGGGTAGCAGAGGCGCAATCACATGCGGTGACGATGCTGGCGTAACTGCCGGCAGACCTCACGATCTCGCACAGACATGTCAGGGGCGATCTCGGCCACACCGCATTCAGCCGGTGTGGGCCGTTGTGCCTCGGGTATGAAGAACGCCAGAAAGCCGACGGTCGCTACCACGATGGCCGCGTAGTAAACCCAGACAAGCTCTTTCATACACCCAACAGCCGGCCAAATAACTTCACCACAGGCGACTCATGCTCTGGGCGGTGCCCTAGCATGATGTCCTGCACGAACCGCTCCTCTGGCGTGGATGGCCGCGCATAGAACTGCGGAATGTAGTGCGCGCCGATCTTGGGTGGCTCTTCCTTAATAAAGTATCCGTCACGTAGCATCTTTTTTCCTCCTGTCTTCGTTTGCGCGGCGGGCGTCGACGCCTTTCTTTTTTATCAACGCCGCCTCGTCCTTAGTATAAATCGATTTACCCACCATCACGTTGCCTGCGACCCACACCTCTGCTGAGTAGGCATTGTTCTTGCATGACGGGCACCTGCGTTGCCGCCGGATGCCGCCTGGCTGCTGGGTTGTGTTCACTACGTGGGTTTTGCTGCCGCAGTGCTGACACTTCATGGGCGTACCGCCTTGGCCATGATCTCTAGCCGCTCACGGGCGTCACGCAGGGCGCAATAGCGCTGGTGCAGGCGCTGCAGATGGGAGCTGCGACGCTCATGCAGCGTCTCATGCGTCAGTAGGGCGAACACCTCGTCCTCTGACAATGACGGCAACTGGTCATTCAGTGCGCGCCAGCTTTGCTTTTTCATCTTCTATCCTTTGTTCAATTTCAGTCACCTTCTCGACAGCCCGCTCAAAGGCTCGCGCCATTTGGTTCAGTTCTTTCTGGCGTATGCGCTCCTCTGCACGGGCGGCAGGCAGCTTCGCCTTCCAGTAGTCAATTCTTTTCACGTTGTTCGGCCTCCAGTTCACGCAGATCGTTGGCCACATCGGACACGCCGTGCCAATCGCTGCGGGCGATCATGACATGCAGGTAGTCGATCAGAATCTCACGCTGCGTTTCATACTTGGTAAAGTCCGTCATTTTGCTTCCTCCTTGGGTTTAGTAAATCGAGAGATGGGAATAATACGCTTGC